TGAAATTGGTCTTTCCAATGATTCTGCAATCTTTTTCAAAGCTTCCTTTTCAGCAGTAAAGTTGTAGAAAACAATCAATCTGTCCAGGGTACTTGATGCCAGGTCTTTGAATGCTTGTAGCTTTTCTTTGTTGTACTGACCACATAATTGCCTTAAATAAAGTCTTTTGGTCAGTGTAGTGTCACCAATCAGTTCAATCCTTGGGGTGACATCCGTTCCTTGAAAATCACTGTCATCTTTGAATTCACAAAGGTTGATGCAATCAACGGTCACAACACAATTCTTGTGAAATTTCCTATATTCTTTTGTTGTGTTGACCATCAGTGGAATCATGGTCTGTGTTGGAAGTTCAAAACATCCTTCTGTTTTCAGGAAGACTGCACCATGTTCACGCAGCTTTTGTTTTAACCTATCAACATTCTTGTATGGTTCATCCTTGTCCACAATCCACATTGGAAACCCACCAACATCAATCTTCTTCCAGTTGACATATTGCTTGTTATAAAGTTCTTTTGAAATTGACCACCCAAGCAAGTGAAGCTGTGTCCATAGATTTTCATACTTGCCTGATGTGGGTGTTCCTGAAAGAAGAATCACATTGTCAGCCTTCATATTAAGCAAGAATTTTGACCGCTTTGCCTTGTCATTTTGTATCATGGAACTTTCATCAAGCATCAATGTGAAATGCTCTAATTGAAGGAAATCTGACCTTCTGAACACCAAATCATAGTTCACAATACCAACCTTTGGACTATTTTCTGTCTTGTATAGGAAGTCAATCATTTCATTTTTATTGGTCAAGTTATATACAAGATAGTTTGAATAATACTTTTCAAAATGTTCAGTCCATGTTGGAATCAATGACTTCTGACAAACCAGGATGTTCAAGTTGCTTCCAAGTTCCACCATTTTTTCAGAACCAACAAATGTCTTTCCAAGACCCATATCCAGGTAGTAAGCAACCCTATTAAAAACCTTTGTGTTGTCCAGTGATTGTTGTTGGTGTGGATATAGCTTCATAGGCATTACACCTGTATTCCTGTAATTTTCAAGAACTTATCTCCATCAAAGTTTGGAATGCTCTTGATTATGGTTCTGTTTCTTTCTGATAGACCATTCCACCATTCAGTGCAGCAATCAGTGTTGTCACGAATCTTCAAGTATCCACCTGTTGTTTCATGATCAGGGTGTTCAACCTTTTCAGTATCAGTCATGTCATCTGACC